TGGTGCCCGTATTAGTCCATCGAACGTCTATAAAGCAATTCCGTGGACTTGGCTAATAGACTGGGGAACGGACCTTGGCTCTGTCATTGATAGAGCCCAAGATATCGCCCTTGATGCTATTGCTGCCCAATATCTGTTTCTGATGCGCCATGATCATCGAGAGGTTGTACTTAAACAGTACTTGCCTTTCAAATCAGGCGGACCTCGAACGTTAGAATTTTCACGAACAACTGATGTGAAAATTCGACGTGAAGCAGATAGTCCATATGGATTTGGCCTTGCTTGGAATGGTTTGTCTCCCAAGCAACTTGCAATTCTCGCTGCTCTGGGTATATCTCGTCGTCATATAGTCTAACAAGACTATGTGATTTGGAGACCACCTATCAGCTTGAATTTATCTGCCTGTTCCCTTAGAAAGGAATGTCCCTTTGGAAAAGGACAGACCGGTGCAGGTTTAACTCCGTTTAAACTTTGGAGGTCAACCTTTTATGCTTACCGATCCACAAACAGTTACCGTCAACGCCGTTGCAAAGACGATGCCGAAGGTATCCACTAAGGATACGTCGGCAGAATATCGCCTTGCTGATCTGTCTTTTAGACTTTTGATCAGCCATCTTGTTTCCAAAGGACGTATTCGTACTTTGGCCAAGATTGTGCAACGGGCAGTCGTCGCAGATCCGTTGACAGCTGTCAACGACTACGAAGAACTGCAGCTGCATGTTGTGATCGATCGCCCAGAAGTGGGCTTTACATCGACACAAGTGCAGCAGTTGGTAACCGGGTTTCAAACCTGGTTAAATAGCACGATGGTGGATAAACTCTTTGGTCAGGAGTCTTAGACCCTGATTTGAGTCCACCTTTTATTCGTGCTGGTAACGGTTTGGCCGTTGCCAGTATGGCAATGGCGCAGGTAACATACGAGGCTTGATGCTTTCCTCCTGATTGGAGGTGGCATGAAAAGCAACGTACGTCAAGTACGTGACCAAATAAAGTTTGTTACCTGCGTCTATAGAGACGCGTGTAACAAATGCATCGCTGATGTCTCCGATTTACGTGACTTGAAAACAATTAAGTCACGGGTCGCAAAGGAGGGATTGTCATTTCTGACAATCACATTACCCCAATATTGTCGTGATTTCGAAAGAAGTCTCGCCAATGGTGGTATAGACCCATCATTCTTCGCAAATTTTGCGAAGGATGGAGCAATCCCCCGATTTCTCGGAGGTATGCTCGGTCTCCTATTTGACCGGGAGACGGGAAGGAGTTTTAATGACGAAGATTTACTTGCTGCAGGCGATATTCCTAGTATCATTGAATCTGTACGGCAAATATGCCTTACATTCAAGAAACTGGAAATTGAATGTACGCCCGAAAGGACGTCTTCAGCGCTTGCGAACTTCGTCGAGATTGAGCAATCCTTTAGTGAATTTTCTCTCCAGGCAGAAGAATATCACGATTTTCGTGTTACTTCTGCTGTGCTCTGGGGTAATTTGGTTGGGTCTATTGACCTTAACCTATTTTCTCCAAAACATGGACCCGGAGCTACGGCTGAAAGAATTTCTGGAAATCAGAAATTCAATTGGCGTAGATGGCATGATCGTCTGGAGCCTTATTTTCCTCTCTTGGACAGTGGCTACCCCTTGGGTACGCCGCTCTCTTCGAGAGAGCTCCAAAATGTTACGATCATCTGCCAGGATGAGGAACAACCTGTTAGGGTGGTTCCAGTCCCGAAAACACT